CCATAAGGAGCAAGCATGGTAATGCCATCAAGCGGCCCCCTGAACATGGGGGGCACATCAAGCCCGGTCAGTGTTGCGCAAGAACTTGGCCTGAGCCTGACCGCGACCATTTCAATGAACCAAACCAACGTCCGCACATTGGCAGGCGTGAGCACGACCAGCGGCACCTCATGGAGCATGAGTTCGTTGTACGGGAAGTCGAACACCTACGCAATTGAATATTTGGTTGTTGCTGGCGGTGGCGGCGGCGGGATTCCCCAAGCTTTTGTTTTTGGTGGCGGCGGGGGAGCAGGTGGATACCGAACGGGTTCGGCTAATGTCGGTTCTGGTGTGGCAATTGCGGCTACCGTCGGCGCAGGTGGCGCAGGAAATGCAAGTGGGAGCCAAAGTTCGTTTAACTCATTGGTATCTACGGGCGGCGGATACGGGTCTACTGGCGGGTGGAGCGCCGGTGACCCAATTTACCCAATACGCGCTGCCGCATCGGGCGGATCAGGGGGTGGTGGTACTCCGCAGGGCAGTCGTGGGACGGGTACAGCAGGGCAAGGAAATAATGGCGGCTCTGGCTACGGTAACACGTACAACTTTTGCGGGTATTTTGACGAACGAAACGGTTCGGGAGGTGGCGGCGGGGCAGGTGCCGCTGGGGTTAACGCCACGGGTGACTACTTGTGTTATGTGGCTTACGGCGGAGCAGGCGGCGCTGGTCTTACGTGGTCTGATGGCGTAGCTTACGCCGGTGGTGGGGGTGGCGCTGGCAGTAACAACGGGGCTCAAGCAGGCGGAAGCGGCGGTGGCGGCAGTTATTTTTCCGCTGGAACGGCAAACCGTGGCGGCGGTGGCGGTGGCGATCTCCGAGCGGGGGGTTCCGGCGTTGTCATCATTCGTTATGCGGGCGCACAGCGCGGCACAGGCGGCACCGTCACTTCCGCTGGAGGGTACACGTACCACACCTTCACCTCTTCTGGGACGTTTACATCATGAGTCATTTTGCGCAAATCGACGAAAACAACGTCGTACAACAAGTGCTGGTTATTGAGCAGGCCGAGATTGACACAGGCAACTGGGGTGATCCAGCGCGATGGATTCAGACTAGTTACAACACTCGTGGCGGGGTTTACTACACCCCCGGCACAAACGACCCGGACCCGGACCAATCCAAGGCGTTTCGGAAAAACTACGCGGGGCTCGGATTTTCTTGGGATGGAGTTGGGTTCATCCCACCAAAGCCACCATTTCCGTCGTGGGTGCTGAACGGTTTTTCGTATCTATGGGAAGCACCGGTTCCGATGCCAACACCAAGTAACCCACCGTATTACGGATGGAGCGAAGAGACGGTATCGTGGGTTTTGTTGGACCTTCAGCCGCAACCCATGCCAAGCACCAACAACCCCGGAAGTGCGCCCGATGTTATTGGTTAAACCCCTTGAAAACCTTGGCTCCATCCATGGGGCCATGTACGACTTTGAGAAGGCTGGAGACGTCCTTCCAAAACACAACCACACCGAAGACAATGTGCATATCACCATTGTGGCGCGTGGCAAGATCAAGGCGTACTCCCATGATTGGGGGCTGGAGGCAGTGGCCGGACAGATTTTGGATTTCCGCCCCGGGGAGCCGCATGAGATTCTGGCTTTGGAAGACAACACACGCATCTTCAACATCATCAAGAACCCCGACTTAAACGCGCCCATCGGGCCAATGGACTACCAACAGGAGCAACCATGAAACTGATCGCCACCCTTCTCTGCGCCCTGTCCCTGACGGGATGCGCCACTGCCGAGTACCAAGCCTATGCCGAAGCTCACAAAGCGCAAGCAGCGGCACAGACAGCCCGTTTCCAAGCCCTCGCTGACATCGCTCGACAGGGCGACACCACAGCCAAAGTCGCTGCGGTGATGTCCCTCCAGATGGGTGGCGGTCAGCAGAACACGCAGATCAACGCGCCCAAGTCGTGGGCTGATTACGCCATGCAATGGACCGGTTTGCTGCTGCCAACCATCGGGCAGGTGTACACCGTGAACAAGCAGACCAGCTTGGGCATGCGCCAGTCCGACAACGCAACAGCTTTGGGCATCAGCACCAACAACGCTTTTGTCGGCATCGCCTCGCAGATTCAAGCGCCAGCGGCTAACGTGACCTTGAGCGGCACAGGCGTGATCGGTGCAGGTTCTTACTCGATTGGAGCGAACAGTGGGTCAAACTCTGGCAACAGTGGTCGCCTTGCTGGTGGCGGTATTACTGACAATACGGCTACTCCAACTGTGGTGACCAGCACCAACACCACAACGACAACCATCACCCCTGCGGTGCCATGAAAGACTGGGCCGTAGCATTCTGTGCAGCGGCCTTTCTTGTTGGGCTGTCCCTGTGGTGCGCCCGAGTTTTTATTTGGAGTTTTTATGGTTGACCTCACCAAAGCCATTGGAGCCGTTGCCGCAAGCGTTGCTGCACTTGGTGGCAGTTACACGCTGGCCGACAAATTTGGTGTGTTTGACCGGGCGATCATTGAGTGGTCACCCGAGAATTTCAAAATCGTAGCGGAGGCTGGACAGCCCATCAACGTGACGGTTGCGCGGATCAAGAAGCGTGACGACTGCTCTGTTGAAAGTTTTACGCCGAGCATCCGTGATGCAGCGGGTATGGTGCATGAGGCCACAACCACCGCAAGCAAGTTCAGCGGACCAGCAGGGCCAGAGATCGACACCTTCACCTATCAACTTACGATGGTGAGAAAAGAGAAAATTGCCAGCGGTAAAGCAACTCTGCTGGCGACCATTAAATACAAGTGTCCCGAGGGAGAGCGCGTGGTGCAGTATCCCCGCCACACCAACCTCAGTTTTGAATTGAAAGGGTAAGCCATGTTTCCATTGACAGCACTTCTTGAGGTGGGCGGCAAGCTCATCGACAAACTTATTCCCGATCCCGAGGCCAAAGCCAAAGCGCAACTGGACCTTGCCAAGATGGCGCAAGACGGTGAGCTGGCCAAGATGGCCAACGACACCAAACTGTTCGAGATCGAGCAGACATCCATCACAGAGCGCTGGCGGTCCGACATGGGTAGCGACTCGTGGCTGTCCAAGAACATCCGGCCTATGGCGCTGATCGCCATCTTCGTGGCCTATTTTGTGTTCACCATGATGTCTGCCTACGGGTACAACGCACAGGAATCCTACGTGCAACTGCTGGGTCAGTGGGGGCAGATCATTTTCTTGGCCTACTTCGGTGGCCGGACAGTTGAGAAACTTGCAGACATGCGGGGCAAAAAATGACAGAAGACCAGCTCAAGGAAATGCACATCGACCCGTCTTGGCTGGAGCCATTAACGGCGGCATTCCATCGGTTTGACATCAGCACCCCTGAGCGCCAAGCGGCATTTATCGGCCAGTGCGCCCATGAGTCTGGCAACTTCAAGACCCTACAGGAGAACTTAAACTACAGCGCCAAGGGTTTAAACGCCACTTGGCCAAGCCGCTTCCCGTCTGAGGCGGATGCGCAGCCCTTTCACCGTAACCCGGAGAAGATCGCCAACAAGGTCTACTCTGGCCGGATGGGCAACACGGAAGATGGTGATGGCTGGAAATACCGTGGCCGTGGCCTGATTCAGTTGACCGGCAAAGACAACTACCGCCTCGCCTCTGACGCTCTGGGGGTGGATTTTGTGGCCAACCCTGACTTAGTGCTGACCAAAGAGTACGCCGCCCTGACGGCTGCTTGGTATTGGAACAAGCGCGGCTTGAACAAGGAAGCCGACGCCAAGGACTTCACCGGGATGACAAAGAAGATCAACGGTGGGACAATAGGGCTCGCAGATAGGGTTGCGCATATCAACACCGCCCTCAACGTCTTGACCGCATGAGGTAAGCCGTGCCACTACAAAAAATACTGTTCAAACCCGGGGTCAACCGGGAAAACACACGGTACACCACCGAAGGCGGTTGGTACGAGTGCGACAAGGTGCGCTTTCGCCAAGGCAACCCTGAGAAGATTGGCGGCTGGACACGTTTCAGTGCGTTCACGTTTTTGGGCGTCTGCCGGTCGCTTTGGAACTGGATCACCCTTGGCGGGGCCAACCTGCTGGGCGTTGGCACAAACCTGAAGTTCTACATCAATCTGGGCGGGCAGTACTACGACATCACGCCGCTGCGAGGCTCGCCCACCATCAACAACAACCCGTTTGTGGCCACACTGGGCTCCAGCGTCATCACCGTCACAGACACTGCGCACGGGTGCTTCACTGGTGATTTTGTGACCTTTAGCGGGGCGGTAGGCCTCGGTGGCAACATCACGGCGGGCGTGCTCAATGCAGAGTATCAGGTCACCGTCCTGAGTGCAAACAGCTACACCATCACTGTTTCTGCGGTGGCAAACGCAACGGACGTGTCGGGCTCTCCCGGCGGCGGGGCGTCGGTCGTCGCAGCTTACCAACTCAACACTGGTCCCGAGTACCAAGTACCACTGGTTGGCTGGGGCGCAGGCGGCTGGGGCTCTGGCGTGTGGGGTACAGGAACAGCAGACCCAATCCCGTTGCAATTGTGGAACCAGTTCAACTTTGGCGAAGACCTGCTCTTTGGGCCACGCGGCGGTGGTATTTATTACTGGGACGCTTCAGTTGGCGTTGGCACTCGGGGGGTCAACTTGACCGTGTCAGGTGATGCAGACACGCCGCTGTTCCAAAACAAAATCATTGTTTCCGATGCTTCGCGCTTCGTGTTGTGTTTTGGCACCAACGACTACGGCGCGTCAACGATCGACCCCATGCTGATCCGCTGGTCAGAGCAGGAAGACCCTTTTACGTGGGCTCCGGCCGTCACCAACCAAGCGGGCAGCATCCGGCTGTCACACGGCTCTGAAATCATCACGGCCATCCAGACCCGGCAGGAAATCGTCACGTTCACCGATCAGGCGCTGTACTCGTTGCAGTACCTTGGCCCACCCTATGTCTGGGGCACCCAGTTGCTTGCGGACAACATTTCAATCGCAGGCCCCAACTCTGTGGCGCTGGCTTCGGGTGTGGTGTACTGGATGGGTGTGGATAAGTTCTACGTGTACGACGGCCGTGTGCAGACGCTCAATTGCGACCTGCGCCGCTACGTGTTCGGTGACTTCAACCAAGATCAGGCCGTGCAAGTGTTTGCGGGCACCAACGAGGGTTTCAACGAGGTCTGGTGGTTCTACTGCTCGGCGGGCTCCACCGTGGTGGACAAGTACGTCATCTACAACTACCTCGAAAAAATCTGGTACTACGGCACCATGGGCCGCACCGCGTGGCTGGACACCGGCTTGCAGCCGTACCCGATCGCCGCGACCTATATCAACAACATCGTCAACCACGAAGATGGCGTGGATGACAACTCCACAGCCATGCCCGCACCCATTGTGGCCACCATTTCTTCTTCGGAATTTGACATTGGTGATGGCCACAACTTCGGGTTTGTCTGGCGCGTGCTACCGGACTTGACGTTTGGTGGCTCCGCGTCCTCCCCTGCCCCGCAAGTCACGATGACCCTGCAAGGGCTCACAAACTCAGGCTCCGGCGTCACCGCTTCGGCCGGGCAGGCCGTGGTCAAGGGCAGCACGTACGTGATCACCGAGGAGTTCACTGGGCAGATTTACACCCGGGTGCGTGGGCGGCAGATGATCTTCAAGCTGGACTCCAGCCAAGTTGGCACCACGTGGCAGCTCGGCGCACCGCGCATGGACATTCGCCCTGACGGTAGGAGATAACCTGTGGCTCAATCAAATACAACCTCCCCCAACCTACCGCTGGCCCCGGAGGAATACAATCGTCAATACATGGACAGGCTCACCAACGTGTTGCGCCTGTTCTTTAACCAGCTTGTTTCTCCGGGTCCAATGGCCGGGTCCACGCAGCGCAACGGTACGGAAATCATCTCGGGGCTGAGTTTTTCGCAACCCGATCCGACGACCCCCGGGGCGTTCATTGCCAGCTTGCCTACCGATGCGGATTTTGCTAACCTACGTGTGGGGTCCGTCTACTATGACAGCGCCACAAAAGTACTGAAAATAAAGGTCTGACATGAGCTTACACGCCCTTGCCAACGACATGGCTTCAAAAGGCCGCTATGGCGATTCAATGCTGGTGCACATGTCACCCAACGAAGTTGCCGGTCTGCACGCCCTCGCGCTTCACCACGGCGAAAAGCTGACTATCAACCCTGATACGGGTTTACCCGAAGCGTTCAAGCTGAAGTCCTTGCTCCCGATGATTTTGGGGGTTGCATTGGCTCCAGCCACAGGCGGCGCATCCTTGGGTCTTACCAGCGCATGGCAGACCGCCGCGCTCGTCGGCGCAGGTTATGGCTTGGCCAAAGGCAGCTTGAAAGAAGGCTTGATCGCAGGTCTGGGCGCGTATGGCGGTGCGGGTTTGGCTGCCAGTCTGGGCGCTGCAGGTGTGAGCGAGGTTGCTGCTCAAGAAGCACTCAAGAGCCAAGCGGCTGAACAAGCCGCAGCCAACGCTACCGCCACGGGCACAGCCGCTGGCACATCCGCCACAGAAGCCATGTTGGGTGCGCCCACAACCACAACCGCGAGCACTACTGGAACCGCCGGAGCCGCTGAAGCAGCTTCTGCGCAACAGCAAGCGTTGATGAGTGCGGGCGCTACGCCGGTTGAAATTGCGACCACCACTCCAATGCCCGTGGCAGAACAAGTCGCAACGGCGGGGTTCCAAGGTGCTGCGCCCCCCACAGGGTTGGAAGCGCTGAAGCAAGGCGCGCAGAGCATCTACGACAAGGGCACGTTTGGCGAGTTTGCCAAGGCCAACAAGAACGCGCTGTACGCCGCAGGCGCGTCCGCTCTGATGGCACCAGAAGACGAAGAAGGCATGCCTGAAACCAAGCGTGACCCCGGCTACATTCGCCCGGCCCGTTACGACTGGCGCACTGGCAAGTACGAGTACTACGAACCCGTCAAGGCTTCGGAATGGGGTACACGCAACCTGTCGGAATACACCAACCCCAACGACCCCAACGCACGCACGCCGATCGGCCGCAAAGCTGGCGGCTTGATGGCCCTTGCCGGTGGCGGAGCCATTGCATTTGACGATGGCGGTTTTGTTACCGGCGGTGGTGGTCCCATGAGCGACGCAGAGCGCCAACGGCTCATCGACATCAAAACGGCCGAAGATGCCGCCGCTGCGGCCAAACTGGCAGCGTACACACCTGCTGACCCGATCCTTGCGCCAATGTTGGCGGCGGGCGTTAAAGGCATGTTGCACGGGGAGACTGACGAGCAAGCCTACAACCGCATCAAGCAGATGGACATGGATCGCACTGAGCGGCAAACTGCTAGAGATGCTTGGCGGGCTCAAATGGGTCCAGACGACGTTGTTATCGGTGGCGTGCTGTATCGCGGAGGTCTTGGCGGTGGCGGCGATGAGGCAAACCCAACAACCCCCGGCCCAACAACCCCCGGCCCAACAACACCCACTCCCGGTGGTCCCGGCCCTACAACACCCGGCCCCGGCGGTCCCGGCCCGTACACACCCCCACCCGGTCCATACAACCCAGCACCTCCCGTGCCCGTCACACGCCCGATTGCGGAAGTTACAACCGGTGGATCGCGCAAGGCGTACGAGTACCTGTCCGGCCAAGGCGCGTATCCGGTCAGCCCGTTCTTGCCAGAAGGCAAGCCTGTGGATGTCGGCGTGCCTTACTGGAAAGCCATGGGCATGACCGACCCCTACAAGGGCCCCAAGGTGGCGGACGAGTTGACCAACCCGAACGCTACACCAAAGACGGCAGCCCCGGTGGGCAAGAAGTGGACATGGAACCCGACCGATCGAAAGTGGGTCACCGAAGACCTTGTGACGACCGTGACGCCAGCTCCCGACTTTAGCGGCGCAGCCAACGGCGGCTTGATGCCACGCCGCATGGCCCTTGGCGGTCTGGGTGCGTTGGCTGGCGGTGGTGCGGCCTCCCAGTACAACCTCGGCGGCTATTCTGATGGCGGGCGCTTGCTGCGCGGCCCCGGTGATGGTGTGTCTGACGACATCCCTGCGACAATCGGCAATAAGCAACCCGCGCGCTTGGCCGACGGCGAGTTCGTGGTTCCAGCCCGCATCGTCTCTGAACTGGGCAACGGCTCCACAGAAGCAGGTGCCCGCAAGCTGTACGCCATGATGGACCGTGTACAGAAAGCCCGGGGCAAGACCACCGGCAAGAACCGCGTAGCGGCCAACAGCCGCGCCGACAAATATCTTCCCGCTTGAGGACTTAGATCATGGCAACCACAACCACCGAAACGCAGTACGGCTTTTCCGACGTACTCAAGCCCTATGCGGAAACGCTCTTGGGGCAGGCAGCCGGTCTCACAGACTTGTCGTCCAACCCGTACTTGCAGTACCAAGGCGAGCGCTATGCGCAGTTCAGCCCCCTGCAGCAGCAGTCGTTCACGAACATCGGCGCTATGCAACCCGCAGGGCAGATCGAAGAAGCGTCCGGTCTTGCTGAGCTGGCTGCCGCACGCGGCCTGAACACCCAGTACGGCCCGTCGCAGTACCAGTCGCAGAGCTTCACGCAGCCCGGTGCTGCTGGGCAGTACATGTCGCCGTACATGCAGAACGTGGTGGACATCAACAAGCGAGAAGCCCAGCGCCAAGCGGACATTGCAGGCACCCAGCGCGGTGCCAAAGCTGCAGGGGCTGGTGCGTTTGGCGGTGCCCGCCAAGCCATCGAGAACGCCGAGGCTCAGCGCAACCTGTCCATGCAGATGGGCGACATCCAGAACAAGGGCATGCAGGACGCCTACGGCCAAGCCATGAACCAGTTCAACGCCGAGCAGCAGCAAGCACAACAGGCCGCTCAACTGCGGGAGCAGTCTTCGCAGTACGGCGCGGGTCTGGGCATGCAGGGCGGGCAACTGGCGTTGGGTGCAGCCGGTCAACTCGGCACGCTTGGCGGTCAGTACGCTGGCCAGATGATGGACATCAACAAGCTGCAAAACCAGTACGGTGGTCAGCAGCAAGCTCAGGCCCAGAACATCATGGGTGCACAGTATCAGGACTTCCTGAATGCACAGCAGCGCCCGTACCAGCAGTTGGGCTTTATGTCGGACATGATCCGTGGCTTGCCGCTGACGCAGCAGTCGCAGACCATGTTCACGCCCCCACCATCCAACACATCACAGGCCGAGGGTCTGGGCACCGCAGCGCTTGGCGCAAGCAGGCTGGGCGCGTTTGCCGGTGGTGGTCGCGTAGGTTCTGGTCTGGCCGATTTGGCAATCGCCAACATGGCATAAGGAAGCATCATGGCAGGAATCAACGTCAACCAGATCACGTCCACGCTGGCCAAGTTGCCAGATCAGGCGTTGCAGCAGTACGCACAGCTGCACAAAAACGACCCGTACGTGATGTCGCTGGCCGTGTCGGAGTCCAACCGACGCAAAGAGCTGCGCGCTGCCGGGCAGGGTGCGCAAGGCATGCAGCCTCAACCCAAAGTTGCTGACGCGGCCATCGCCCAGATGGGGGCCCAGCCGATGCCTGAAGAGATGGGTATTGGCGCACTCCCTGCACAGAACATGCAGCAGATGGCCGACGGCGGCATCGCGGGCTACGACGAAGGCTACGACGAGGGCGGTATGACCTACGGCCAAGAGCCAGTCACGATGATGGCTGGCGGCGGCGTTGCGCGTTATCAGTCTGGGGGCATGAGTTTTATTGACAGGCTAACTTATGGGAATATTACCCCCGCAGAAAAAGCCCGAAAAGAAGCGTTGGAACGCCAAGCAGACATGGCCCGGGTAATGCCTTATCCGGAAACTATAGAAAATATCCGCAAACGAAATATGCAACGGGTTATAGACGCGGACTACACGCGCACAGACCCCCGCGCTTTGGCGTCAATGCCTTCTGGTAAGGAGCAAATGGCATCGCTTAACATGCCCGTGCAGACGGAGCAAGCATCCCCTGCAGCCGCCAAAGCCGACACGGGCCGCAAAGTTTCGGGCCCCGGCGCTCCCGCCGCACGTCCTGCCGCGCCCGAGCAGTCTGCTGCCGCACGTTACGCCGCCATGCAGAAAGAAATGGGGTTGGGCGATCGCGAAGCGGTTGACGACAGCCGTGCCGGGCTGGCTGCCGCCATGCGCAAAACGGCAAAAGACGAAGCCTCCGAGTTTGAGAAAGACGTAGCAGCGCGCGGTGAAGCGTTCAAAGGACGCGAAGAGCGTCTGGCCAAGCGCGAAGCCGGGTTGAGCAAACAGAAAGACGAGACCGCAGGTCTGGCACTGCTGGAAGCTGGTCTGGCCATCATGTCCACCCCCGGCAAGCTGGCCGAAGCGGTGGGCAAAGGCGCTCAAGCAGGCCTCAAAACCTACAGCGCGGGGCTTGCACAACTGCGTGCAGCGCAGGAAAAGATGGACGACGCTCGCGACCAGATTGAGGAGTTCCGCCGCAACGAAGCCAACATGACGGCCAAAGAGCGCCGCCAGTTCAAGAGCCAGATCAACCGTACCGAAACCGAAATCGAGAAGATGGGCGTCGAAGCTGCGGAGAAGATGTACGGCTACAAACGCGAAGATGCCAAGTCCGTGTTCGCTGCTTCTACGCAAGAGCGTCTCACCGACAAAGAGATTGCAGGACGCGAAAACGCTGCGCGGATTGCCGCCGGGCCCGGCTACGAGCGCAACAAAATGCTCAGGGATGCGCAGGGCAACGAAGCCAAGGTGCGTGCGGAGTACGGCAAACTGCAGGGCAAGGTCATGGACACCTTGAGCAAAGACGCCAACTACCAGATGGCGAACCCTGCAATGCAGAGCACGATGTACACAAACGCGTTGCGCCAAGCGGTCTCCACCAACCCGTTCTTGGCATCATATGCTTCCGGGATCGGCTTCTCTGCTGCGCCGACAGGCAAGGTCTACGACTTGACGGAAGACTAAGTTCTGTCAAAATAACCAAGCGCCGCAGTCCTACCCGCTGCGGCGTTTTCACATCAAGGGTTCACACTGTTAAGACGCTATGGCCAAATACCTCCAGCTCCCCGACGGCAACTCGCTCAAAGT